GAATATGTAGCCACTTGGGTAAATAATTCTGCCTGTCTGTAAATTAACAGTAGGTGTACCAGAACTAGATGCACCTGCTCCTGGTATTCTTACCTTTACCCCACGAATACGAAAAGATCTTTTCGGTATAGAACTAAACTGCTCAGAATCTATTCTTAAATTTGTATATGCACTGTTTAAATATCTTTGTTTGTCATCAACAATCTCACCAATACTTGTCCATGCAAAAGCATCAACAAGACTAGAAGAAGTGCTATCTGCTGTAACTCTTACAACTCTTATATCTACAGGAAATGCACCAGTAATGTTTACACGATATTCTTTTTGGTACGCATCAGCAGTTCTACCAGTAATAGTGTCTGATAAAACATCGCTGAAACCACCGCTATTATATTGAACTTGTATTTTTAACTGAACAGAAGATCCCAATAAATCTCCTTGATCTGTAGCCTTTTGTAATTGCGGAAATGTAATCGTTACCTTTGCAGCATCAACATTAGTATTTGTTATCTGACGAGTGACAGGAGAAGAAGTTGTTACAGTTACTCCCACACTTGTTGTAGATTGACTACTTTCAATACCAGGGATATGCTCTTGGTTTGACGTTCCAAAACGAGGTGTAAATCCTACATTTTGAAAGTTAAAGTCTGCTGTTTGAGGATTAGTGTTGCTAGCACTGGAATTAAGAATAGGAGTATCGTTTAAAAATATATCTTTCAATGCTGCATTGTTATATGCTGTTGTGCCTTTTGTAAGTCCTGCTTTTGATGCGGTAGCAAAACCTTCTATCTCACCTTCAGATAATAAATCTTGAATCGTAGCAAACTGCCTACTGTTTAAAGTGTCAGGTGCTCTTGTAGGAGATGGTGGAGTAGGAGGAGGCCCACCAGAACCTCTAATAATTTTATCTGTCATGCCTGTACCTGATTAGTGTCAATACCAGCAGAAATAACAACTGATCCAGTTACTATCTCACCGTAGGCTATTGGATGAGAAGTACCAGCCCTAGATGTATTTTGTACGCCAGAAAAACTAAATGATATTCTTGGATCTTCTTCATTTGAAAAATCGGGCATTTTAGGCAAGGGAAACAACATATCTGAAACACCACTTAAAACCAAAGCACCACCAATTCCAACTGCTGCTTTTGTCATAGCTCCTGCTGCTGCAAAAGATCCTGGTGCGACTATAGGACTAAAAAATGATCCCATAGTTAAAGGTGTAAATAAAAAAGCTCCTCCTATTAATGCAGCACCTAATAATAATTTGCTACCACCACCAGCACCAGTAATCACAGGAACAATACTTATATCTGATTTACCTATTGGATTTTGTATATCTTTCTCTTCTATTTCATAATCATCTACTAATACTTTGTAGTATCTTTCACTCATATGTGCTTCTAATTTTGGAAAATTACTGACAAGAAAACGTATTGCATCAGCAGTAGAATTTATTACAGCATCTAATTCTTTATGACCTATAAAGTCAGCTAGTTCTCCATAAAGTTTAACTTTTCTGAGCATAGCGATACCTCTTACCAGTACATTTTAACAACCAC